CAATAAGTTTTGCTATTTCGACCTGCTTATCAGAAAGTTCAAGTTCACAATCATAAGTAAAGTTAATTGGAATAACTGCAATAACGTGTGTTTTTTTAGTATGCGTCTGTCCCTTCTTTGGTTTAGGGATGATGGCATCATAAGTCGATCTGTAGACGGTAACTACAAAGTCCTCATAACCATTAACTTCAATATTATATGTTTTATCAGTATGCATATTATTTACTCCTATCATATTGGGCCTTAAGACCCGTTTCTAACATCTTCTTCGACTCACTTATATCACCCCTGTTCAGGGTGTCAAGCGCCCATGCTACCCAACTTGTAGCAATCTTATTTAAATCCTCACTATCATTTCCACTGGGGGGTGTCTTATTTCCACTGGGGGGTGTCTGAAGGTTTGACCCTACCTTGTTACGGTTAAGGAAGGCCATAAGGTTTGGCTTATCAGTAGGTACTTCTACTGTAGTCCTATCCTTCTTGAACTGCTTCCTAGCATCCGACTGAGTACCAGCCCAGTCACCTTTATTATTAGTATATAGTTTCATTATAACCACCCCAAGCCTTCATATACTGTCGTTCCCTTCTCATTATAAACAAAACTATACTTAGTCTCTTGGTACATACACTCTTCCTTACATGAATCAACTGCCTCGCGGTAGTTTTCATAAGTCTCTAGCTGTGTCTCATTGTCTTTGTAATGTGTTAATACTTTATACATTGTTATTCTCCTCTATACGAATCACTAAATCATTTTCCATCGGTGGGGTCAAGAATTATTTCCACCGGAGGGGTAGAATCATTTTCCACTGGAGGGGTCACGGTCATTTTCCACTGGAGGGGGTCATTTTCCATCGGGGGGGTCATTTTCCACTGGAGGGGGGTGTGATTTTTATGCAACAGTGACATATTTGCAACACAATCAATAATTATTAATTTTGTGTATTGACAGTGACATATTTGCAACGTGACATTTATGACACAGTGACATTTATGTGACATGATTCGTTTTTGTGATTTTAGGTATTGACAGTGACAATTATGCAACGTGACAGATTCGCAACACTGAAGTTTTTTTACATTTATGGTATTTTTGTAACGTGACATATTTGCAACGTGACATTTATGACTGATTCGGTCAACGTGACAAATTGCACAGTTGACAAAGAGATTCACGATTCGTTCTAATTCTTGATTAACTATGATCTGAGTGCATAACTGTTACCGTCTGAGCGCATAGCTACTAAGATATGCAAAAATTGATGTACCTATGCACTGAGAGCATAAGTAAGTTTTGATTCGGCATCCCCCATTTTTACCACGATTCACTAAATATTGTCAATAGCAATTATAAGGCGATTTTAGCCTGTTTCAGTGGGGTATTTTAGTTTTGCTCATGGCAACCCAAAAAAGTGATTCCCTTGCTTGTGCGTGTAATAGTCTAAAATCTTGCTTATTTGACTCTAGTAACGAATCACTGTAAGACTCTAGGAATAGAAACGCAGATAAAAAGGACCCTTAATCATGGAAAATAAATACACAATGCTAATGACAATTATCTTAATTAAAACGGGTAAATCAACTAACCTGACCTATAGGTTAAACGACTCCAACCGTCATATTTCCCCAATCGTTAAGGGTTGGGAGGATGCCGGATACATCGTTAATAATTTTAACTTTGTTCCTCACGTTTGACTCCCTTAGCGAATCACTGTAATAATACCTTATAGAAACACTGATAAAGGATTAACCCAATGTTAAAATTACTTGAAGGCTCAATAATCGTTGAAGCAATCGCCGCAATTATTATCTTTGCATTACCACTAACATTTTTATTCATGGGAACAATATAATGATTTATTCAGTATACTTCCATCTCATAAGCGAACCCAACAAAATAATACAGAGCGCTATATTTTTAGACCCTAGAGAGGCCGCAGAGTATGCGGAAAGTCAAGGGAAGTCTTTCAAGGTTGCCAAGGTCGATAATTGGGATTCTTGGTGCGCTATTAAAGAGGGAGTATTATAATGAGAGTTAAAGCAATAGGTTCAAATATGACAGAGTTAAAGACTAGAGGCCTTTCTATTCTCTTTTCCTATGAAACTCCGGTTGCTGGTTGGGACAATCTAGGGGCTTTCAGAACTGATGAAAAGTTTAGCGTTACAACGTCTAAGCATATCAACAAATACTTAGGCGGTAAGGGTGTTGGAAGGACTGTTGAGCAGTCTTACATCGTCAATTTAACAGGGGAGTCAAGCTAATGGCTGATTTGTATATTGTTAAGGCTTTCTTAAATTGCGACTCTAGGTTTGGTTCTACAGCCTTCATCTCTGGGAATACTGAGGACTGTTTAGACTACATCAAGCGTTCATTAAGTGATACATCTAAGCGTTGGGATTATTACAGTCTATATGAGGCTGGACAAGATCAACAGGATGCTCAGTCAATTACTTATATCAACAAGCTGGACTCACCTATCGACACTTGGCACAGGGAGCCGGTACAATGAGAGAGCCATTTAGATTATATATAGCAGATAGGGCCGGAGTCGCTTTCTGTTATCATAGTTGTAGAACGCTCAAAGAGGCACAGGATAAACAAGCAACGTATAACGACAAAGAGTTTATAACCACATATATAAAGGAATTAACGGGTGCATAGAGGTTGTTACATATGCGAAAAGGAATTGAACCCTAGTTCACTGGTCGAGGTCACAGAGTGCGGCGAGGTAGTGTGTCACCCATGTACTACTGATCCAAACGACATAATAACCAAGGAGGTTGATGACTCCATTTACTATTATGTTAATCGTGACTAATCACTAGTTAATCATTACAAGACTCCCTAACTTGGCAACCATTGTTTATTCGGTGGTTGTCTTTTTTGTTGCGTATCAAATGGTTAACTTGTGATGAGTCCAGTTGGTAGTACCCTATGAGTCCAGATTGTAACATACGAATCATTGTTGGGGTGGAGGCGATTCGCCTATCCTTGTCAAGGATTTTCTTGTGTCAACTCACGAATTGTTACAGTTTGCAATAATTCTCACGATTATGACTAAAGGGGTTGACATGGGACCCTCCAGAATGTATACGAACGAATCAGCTGCGCCCGTTAACCCCACATGAATCCAAAACAAGAAATTACTTTGGTAGCTACAAATGTATATACATCGGCAATAATCCGCTTACGAAATGCTACAACTACAGATAAAAACTACAAAAAAGAATCGTGTGTTATCAACGAGATGTAAAATAGTTGGTAAATACTTAAACTTTTTACTTGCGGAAAATCAATTTGGGTATATATAGTATAGTAAGACCCTTACTTAAGTTACTACATAAAAAATAACAACCACATAGTTAATACACTTAATGGTTGTATAACTTAAGTTAGCGTAAAGTCATTTATACCACAATGTATAATACTTCTTGTTGTTGTTAACTTAAGTTATACTTAAGTACCAGCATCTATCCCCCATGTCTAACCAAAACGAACATTCCCAATACATAGAGCAATACGTGGTTTTGCTGATGGACTTGGGGGAATATTTATTACCTTCCTAAGTAACCTTATTATTGTAGTTAAGCCCCGTAGGGGCGGGAACATAAACTATGTCTGAAGCACTACCCTACAGCAAAACAGTAGAGAATCACATCTTGGAGTGCATCCAAGGTGGTGTAGCCATACGACAGATGATAGCTTCCATGCAGCACCTACAGGCAGCACCAAGGTCACTATCCACAATGTACAAAATCTATGGTTCATTCATGGAGAGTGAACGAGCTAAGATCAATGGTGCAGTTGGTAGGAAGGTCATCGACCAAGCCTTAGATGGAGACTTCAAGTCACAAGAGTTATTCTTACGATCTAAAGGTGGATGGTCACCAACACACACAGTAAACGAAGTTGAGCAAGAGATTGACCCTGACCTAGACGAAAGTGCAACTGATGCACTTATGTCGCTACTAGGATATGATAACGATGACAACCCCGAAAAAGAAACCTGCTGTGAATGTTCAGAGGAAGATTACTGCCAGTGCGCTGAGGGGATTGCCGCAGAGTAAAGTTAAGAAGCTATTTGAACAACTAGGCCCAACTAAGGTTGATGAACTTAAACATGACTGGAACTTCTGGGCAAGAGATAACCAACTGGAGCCTGACAACAATGATTGGAACACTTGGTTCATTAATGCTGGTCGTGGCTTTGGTAAGACTCGTTCTGGAGTTGAATGGGTAAGAGAACAAGTAAAGCATGGCGTTAAACGTATAGCTGCTGTAGCCTCTACCAACTCAGACATTGAACGTGTTATGATCAAGGGTGAGTCAGGTTTCCTATCGGTATGCTGGAAGGGTGACAAGACCTACAAAGGTAAGAAGATGGGGTTCCCTGACTGGTCCCCAACTAAACGTACACTCACATGGGATAATGGAGCGCAGGTACAGTTCTTCTCAGCAGAGGAACCAGAGCGTTTACGTGGTCCTCAGTTTGAGTTAGCATGGTGTGATGAAACTGCTGCTTGGAACAAGGACATGGATACTTGGCAGATGCTACAGTTCTGTATGCGTCTTGGTAAACATCCTCGTATCATGGTTACTACTACACCTAAGCCAACTAAGTTAATACGTCAGATACTCAAAGACCCTAAGACTATAGTTACAACAGGTACTACTTTTGATAACTCAGCTAACTTAGCCACTACATACCTTACTGCTGTTAAACAACAGTACGAAGGAACTAGGCTAGGTAGGCAAGAACTTTATGCTGAGGTCCTAGAGGAAGCTCAAGGAGCTTTATGGACTACCCTGATGCTAGATGATTGCGCTATTAAGCATGATGATGTACCTGACCTAGCTCGTATTGTAGTTGCACTTGACCCAGCCGTTACATCTAATGCTGAAAGTGACATGACTGGCATTGTTGTTGCAGGTATTGACATCAATGGTGTTGCATATGTACTTGGAGACTACACTGATAGGCTATCTCCACAGGGATGGGCCTTAAAAGCTATACAACTCTATAATCACTACCAAGCTGACCGCATTGTAGCGGAAGTCAATCAAGGTGGTGATATGGTTAAGCAGACTATTCATGGTGAAGACGATAGTGTCTCATATAAAGCTGTAAGAGCCTCTAGGGGTAAATACGCTAGGGCTGAACCAGTATCAGCACTATATGAGCGTAGGCTTGTTAAGCACGTATCTAATCCCCCTGATGGGTCATCACTAAACGAACTAGAAACACAAATGCGGACGTGGGAACCTTTAGGTCGAATAGGTTCTCCTGACAGATTAGATGCCTTGGTATGGGCAATCACAGACCTTTCTCTTAACGGATACGCCAAACCTAAATTGACCCTCGCTTACTCAAGTGCAAAGGGACTTTCACAGAAATAATAATGGAACTTACCTCATGGTTAAGAAGCTCTCAGAAGCCGCATCTAAGATAACACTTGGAGTTGCTGGCGATAACACACATAACGGTCAAATCCGTGCTGATGAGTTTCTACCTGAACTACGTGGCAAGAAAGCCATACGCAAGTATCGTGAGATGCGTGACAATGATAGCACTGTTGGTGCAGTTATGTATTCTGTTGAACAGATACTTCGTGATGTAGAACTACACGTTAAGCCTGTTGATGATAGTGATGCAGCTAAAGCTGAAGCTGACTACGTTAAGAGTGTCCTTGATGATATGGACCACACACTGGATGATCACATAGCTGAAGCGTTGTCGTTTCTGTCGTATGGCTTTGGTTGGTTCGAGGTTATATACAAGAGGCGGGTTGGACCGACTGAGAGATCAGGTAAGAAAAACTCTAAGTCTACAGACGGGAGACTTGGTGTACGCAAGATTGCTGCCCGTGCGCCTTGGACTATTAATAAGTTTGACGTAGATCAAAAGACTGGTGATGTTCTAGGTATTGAGCAATCCGTAGGTCTTATGAATAGCAAGAACTATATTCCTGTAAACAAATCTTTGTACTATCGTACTACCTCAATAAATGGTGATCCCAGTGGTCGTTCTATTCTTCGTAATGCTTATACTTCTTATGAGTACCTTAACAACTTACAGGCCATTGAGGCTATCGCAGTTGAACGTGAACTGGCTGGTATTCCTGTTGCTCGTATTCCTGCTGAGTATCTTTCTTCAGATTCCTCCGCTGAACAAACAGGGTTTGTTTCCAACTTGCAGCAAATCCTACGAGACGTTAAATTCAACGAGCAAGGTTACATTATACTGCCTTCCGACACCTACCCCGATAAAGAAGGAGGACCTTCCTCCACAAGGCTAGTTGACATAGAGCTTATGGCATCTAACGGTAAACGTAATATTGACATCAACCCGATTGTTAGTCGTTACCAGCATGACATTGCTCGTTCTGTACTATCCGAGTTTCTTTTACTTGGTTCCTCTGGTGGCTCTTACGCCCTATCCAAGTCAAAGACAGACCTGTTCCTCCGTGCGCTTGAGAGTTACATACAAGCAATCGTTGATGTTCTCAACAAACAGTTGGTAGAGCGCCTTTGGCAGTTGAACGGTCTGGACTATAACCTAATGCCAACTATAGTTTCCGGTGATGTTGCTCCACACGATCTACGTGAAGTTGCAGCCTTCCTCCGTAACTTGAATGGGGCTAACATTGATGTGTCCTCTCACCCAGAGGTTGTTAAAGACCTTATGGACATAGCTGACTTAGAGTATGACCCTGATGTTGGTCAAGCCACTACAGTTGAGGAGCAAGAATAATGGCAACACTAGCAAATCGAGTGTATGATAACGGATTGACCGTATTAGACACAGAAGCTGACAAGATACTTATTACATCCCAAGCAGCCACAACCTATGCTGAAGCAAACAGTACATATGCTCTAGGTAACTCTACCTCATTAAGCATTGCTGCACCATCAGATCGTTCAGCGGGTGGTCGAGAGGTTGTTGTAGCTGCTGTAAGTGATGGCTCTGTTACTGGCACTGGTACTGCTACCCACTATGCTATAGTTGATGTATCTGAAACACGGTTACTTGCAACAGCATCTTTAACGTCAAGCCAAGCAGTAACTTCTGGAAACACTTTCTCATTAGGATCGTTCACTATCGGTATACCTGATCCCGCATAATAAAGGTTATTTAATATGACCAGCAGGATTTTACAAGAAGACGATGGCTTAATCCTAACAGAGGCTGATGAGCCTATAGTTAATAACCTAGATGTTGGTGCAAGTAGGATACTGCAACAAGACGATGGCTTAATCCTAACACAAAACAACGAAGCCATAATTAACGACAATTACGTTGGAAACTTCCTACCCAACAATATTACTACTGCTGCCCCTGTAGTTCAGAACACTTCTATAACTCAGGTACACTCAATAGGTGTAACAGGTATTACTACGGGACAGCCTGTTGTTGCTAATGCTGCAATGACACAAGTTCATGGAATAAGCTGCACCAGTATTCTCACGGGGGCTGTTGTTGTATCCACAGCAACCATTGCCCAAGAACATGACTTAGATGCTGACTTAATTCTCACGGGGGCCATTGTTGTAGCTAACACAGCTATAGCTCAGGTACACAACTTAAGTTCTGTCAGTATTCTCACGGGTCCTCCGGTTGTACCTGATGTTATACTCTTTGGGGAAATTGATGTCTCCTCAATACTAACTGGACCTCCAGTAGTCAGCCCTACGCCAATAACTGTAAACTCAGTGCTTTCACCGTCTAATATCCTTACGGGTAGGCCAGATGTAGAAACAGCACCTGACCCTAACGCACAATATGAAGAGGTAGTACAGCAGATGTTCGGTGGTTGGCCCAAACGTATATACGATCATACTGATCTAGCTATCTCTAGGGGTCACGCTCAGGGATATAGAACTCTCTACAAGTTTGGATATAATCCAGACGTAGATGGTACAGAAGAGACAGTTTGGGGACAAGGTGGAAACTACCCTTGGTTTGCAGGTGAACTAACAGTATTCGTAAGTAGCTCAAGTGCAAATGACTCAGGTACAGGAACTGGAGCTAGGACTATCTTGATCCAAGGTCTGGATGAAAACTACGCAGAGGTAGAAGAGACTATAACACTTAACGGTCAGGCTCAGATCACATCTCAGTTATCTTACCTTAGAATTTATAGGGCCTTTGTTACACTTGCTGGATCAGGTGGTAGTGCTGCTGGTACAATTTATATTGGCTCTTCTGGAGCTACAGGTGGAGTGCCAAACACATCAATTTATGCAAGCCTATCACTAGGCAATCAAACTCAGATAGCTGCCTACACAGTACCTGCTGGACATACCCTGTATGTAGATGAAATAAACTTTACTGCTGCTGTATCTCAAGCTAACAAGCTAGTCACCTGTAAGTTCGTAAGTCGAGAGTTTGGCTCTAACGTATTTAGGACTAGGTTTATTCAAGTCTTACAGAGCAACCAACTGATACAGACATTTAAGTATCCACAGGCATTTGCTGAAAAGACTGACTTAGAGTGTAGAGCTTCTACAGATACAACTAACACTGCATTAGGAGCATCGTTCCAAGGTGTTCTAATAAAGAATGAGACTTAACATGAAATATGCCAACGATGTATTTACTACGCTACCAGAAGCTGTGTCCCGTTCCATTGATATGGGACTTGATGGAGTTACTCATGTTTATAGCCACGATGGACAAGCTGTTTATATGCCAGCAGAAAGCCATGAGGCTTACTTAGACTACTATGAAGACAGTGAACCTATGGTTGAGCCTATGGAAGTCGAAGAGAAGCCCTCAGTGGACCGTATAGAGGCTCTCAGGGCTATCGTAGCAGAGGTACTTAAGACTGAATTTCATAAGGCTGATTATCAAGGCGAAAGTGTTACCCTAAATAAGCCTAGACGTACTGAAGGTGGCAACAAGAAGTTTGAAGTGTTTGTTAAGGATGGCGATAGAATAAAGAGGGTTACTTTCGGGGACCCTAATATGGAAATTAGACGGGATGATCCTAAAGCTCGCGCCAATTTTCGCTCTAGGCACTCTTGTGACACTAAGAAAGATAAAACAACCGCTGGTTATTGGTCTTGTCGTATGTGGGAAGCTGACACTTCAGTCAGTGACATGACTAAAGCAAGCATAGAAGGTAAGATATTAAAGACTGACGAAGAACAACGTATGGTCTATGGCTGGGCCTCAGTAGTAACCGAAAATGGTGAGCCTGTAGTTGACCGCCAAGGGGATGTTATAGAGGCTGGAACACTTGTGAAGGCCGTTAATGAATTTATGGAGCATGTGAGGGTCGGCAAGGCCATGCACGTTGGGGATCAAGTGGGTGTCGTTGTACATTCACTTCCTATCACTAAAGAAATTGGTGATGCTCTTGGTATCCAGTCTGATCGTGAAGGATGGGTTGTCGCTTACAAAGTATTCGATGATGATGTCTGGGCTATGGTCAAATCTGGTGAACTCGCTGCGTTCTCTATAGGTGGACGTGCTATCAAGGAGGAAATATAACTTGCCCAATCTCCTGAAAAACTTGCACCTTGAAGAACTTTCCCTAGTGGATCGTCCAGCCAATGCTCAGGCAATGGTTAGTCTCTTTAAGCGTGACAATTCCAAAGAGGAAATTACTAAAATGACTGAAGAAATGGAAGCTAAAGTTTCTGCATACATGAAGGAGTATGGCTGTGGACGCCCACAGGCTATGAAGGCTTTAGATATGTATATGGAAAAAGCTGAAGAGGTTGCTACAGATGTTGAAGCACCTGAAGTTGACGTAGAAACACTTAAAGCTGACTTTGAGCGTCTTTCTGCTGAGAACCAGCACCTTCGCAAAGGTTTGATTGATAATGGTTACGTTATTCGTGCCGAATCTATCGAAAAGAAAGCAGAAGAAGAAATGATGGACATTGATGGTGAGATGGTTGCTAAAAACGACATCCCAGCGCCAGTTCTTAAAGCACTTGAGGCTGCTGAAGTAGCTAAACGTGAACATGAAATAGAAAAAGCTGATATTGAGCTAACTAAGAGTGCTGGTGAAGTTCTACCACACTTTGAAGTCAGTGCAGCTAAAACTCTTCTGAAATCTTTCTCAGAGGACAAAGGAATTATGGTAATGCTTAAAGCTGCTGACGCTGCTTTTGAGGCTTCCATGCAAGAATTTGGTAAGTCTGATGTAGACGGAGAGTTCGCTACTTCTGCTGACAAACTAGATGCTCTCGTAAAGTCCTATATGGACGAAAATAATCTCAAGAAGAGTGAATTTGCCAAGGCTTATGCTTCTGTAGCTAAGACTGATCAAGGCAAAGAACTCATCAATAAATCCTATAAAGGGGAATAATCATGGCTGTAACGCAATCACGCGACAACCGCACTCTAATCGCTGGTGCTGACCTTAGCGGTTCTCAGTTCTTATTTGCTAAGATGGACGCAGCAGCAAAAGCTGTTCTAGCTGGAAATGGTGACGGAACTATTGGTGTTATCGAAGTAGGAGCCGCTGCTGGTAATGCTTGTACAATCACACACTCAGGCAAGGTTATGGTAATGTGCGGTGGCACGGTAACTATAGCTGATGACGTTGGTATTGACGCTGCTGGTAAAGCTGTAAACGCCGCTTCTGGTGACATCATTGTAGGCCGCGCCTATGAAGCTGGTGTAACTGGTCAAGTTATCGCAATCGAGTTGATCTTAGCAGCTAACGCTCACGCTTAATAGCTAATTAAAGGAAAATGTAATGCCACTATTGACACCATCAAGTGTACATATCGACCAGCCGTTGTCAAACTTGACGCTGGCCTATGTACAAGACCAAGCAACTTTTGTTGCTGACAAAGTATTCCCAGTTGTGGGCGTACAGCGTCAATCAGACAAATACTATGAGTATGACCGTGCCAACATGAATCGCTCCGGCGATGTTAAGAAATTGGCCCCTCGTACTGAAGTAAACCGTATTGGACAGAAGCTGTCTAACGCATCTTACTTTGCAGACGTATATGGTCTGGGTATGGACTTCGATGAGCAAACTCTTGCTAACGAAGATGCTATGCTAGAAATCCGTTCCGCTGGAGCGCAGACACTAACCAACCGCCTATTGATACATCGTGAGAAGCAGTTCGCTTCAACATTCTTTGTTAATGGTGTTTGGACAACAAGTGTTGCTGGTGCTGCTAACGGTGCTGGTGTTCCAGTATACTGGAATGACTACACTAACTCTACACCAATCTCAGACGTTACCACAGGCGCTCGTACTATGCAGTTGACCTCCGGTGGCTTCAAGCCAAACACAATGGTTGTTGGCAAAGAAGTTCGTGACATCTTGGTTAACCACCCTGACATCCTTGCACGTTTGAATGGTGGTTCTACCATCAACAACCCTGCATTGGTTACAGATGGTAAACTAGCAGAAATCTTTGGCATGGAAAACTTCCTTGTCATGGAAGCTGTTGAGAACACTGCTGCTGAAGGAATTGCAGAGTCTTCTGCCTTTATCGGTGGTAAGAACGCACTCTTGGTTCACACACCTCGCACCGCTGGTCTTATGACTCCTGCTGCTGGTTTGACGTTTGCTTGGAATAACATTCCATCAACTAATAACTTAGGTGTTACTGTTGAATCATACTCTGACGATGCTCTTAAGCGTCAGCAGGTTGCAGAGCATATCCAAGTTAAGATGGCTTACGACATGAAAGTTGTCGGCGCTGACTTGGGTTACTTCTTCTCAGCAATCGTACAGTAAGTCTAACTTACTACTAACGGGAAACCCTGAGCTTAGGCTTGGGGTTTCACCCAACTATAAAAGAACATAACAGTATTCATATAATGGAGAGTCAAATGCACCCTACATACTTGGGTTGGCAGGTCGATTGGCCTGTCTTTATTAAGATACCAGTTTCTGCCAATGGAAAGAACTGGAAACGTGGAGATCATTTCAACTGGTTAGAACGAAGCATGGATGAAGATAAAGTAGCTTCCTTGTACGTCTCCGGTTATTTGCACCACAATAAAGAATTAGAGGTTCAGACTAAAGTTGGTGACCGACTGTCTGAACTAGCTGGTAAGCAACTAGAGAGCCTAGTAAACTCATTGAATATTGAGGTTAAGAAAAGAACGTCTAGTAAATCAGAGTTTGACGCTAAGAAGTGTAAAAAGTCTAAGGTTGATGATAAACAACGTGGACTTGTTAGGCGCTTCCTCAATAATAACAACTGGGTTACAGAAGACTTCTACAATATTCGAGATAAAGTTCTCACTGAATAATAAAAACGGAGACTACTTATATGGCATGGTCTTACAATGCAGCAGATTTGAATACCACAACGGCTGCTGGTCGTATCAATACGGTGCGACTTTTAGTAGGTGACACTGATACAAATGACCAACAGGTTCAGAATGAAGAGATTACTTTCTCTTTATCTGAGAATGGGGATAACGTGTACTACTCTGGGGCTTGGATTGCCCGTGCCATTTCTTCTAAATACTCACGAAAAGTAACTACGCAGTTAAGTGGCGCTCTAAGTGCTGACTACTCAGACCTAGCTAAACAATATAGAGTGTTAGCAGATAGCTTAGAGTATCAAGGCAAGACTTCAGGTGCATCGGTGGGTATTTTAGCTGGAGGATTAACTAAGTCTAAGGTTACTTCTGTAAGACAAAACACTGATAGGATAGAAGGCTCTTTTCGTAGGGATAGGTTTAAGAACCCACCAAGCTACCAAACACCTGAATACGAATAGGGGGTAAGATATGTCATTTCGCCCCTTTGATCTGCTTGGACTTGTTAAAGACTTTGGTGAGAGCCTTACTTTACGCAAGGTTACTACTAGTGGGACCTACAACCCAGCTACAGGCGCAGTAAATAATTCAGCTACAACTGACTACACTATCACAGGTTACCTATACGATTACAACGTAGGTGTTCCCTCTGGTAATGATGAGGTTGTACGTGGAACTCGTAAGTGTGTCATATCAGCATTGGGCTTAGGTGCTGTTCCTGACTTTGATGACCTTATACTTGGAAGTGGTGACGCTGTGAAGATTACTTCCGTAGTGTCAATTTTCTCTGGTGGTACTGCAATGGGTTATATTTGTAATGTGGGGGAATAACCCATGAAACAAAGAATTAAAGTCAACCCTTCTCTGTTTAAAAGAATAGATAAACTTGAGGAGGTGGTAGAAGAGGTTTTAGAGGCTGAATTAATATCTATCGCTAATTCCGCTGTAGCCCTTTCTCCTGTAGACACTGGTGCATACGTTACCTCATTCTCATTTTCCACTGGCGCTGGAAGACCAAGAGGTAAATCATCTAACAATAGACCTAAAAGACAAAACCCTCAAGCTATGAAACAAGAGGGTTTACTAAACTTAGTCTCAGATATAAACAAGTTAGACCTCCTTAATACTACCAGTGTTACTCTTAGAAATGGATCACCTCACGCGACAGATGTTGAGGATGGTACACACTGGAAACGTACAGCAGGGTATAAGGTTTTCGCAAAGATAAGGAATATCTATGGCTAGTATTCATAACAATATTCGAGCCTCTCTTGAGAGCCACTTGTCTAACACAGCAAACCCACCTTCAATAGCCTATGAGAACGTATCCTTTGAGCCTACAACAGGCACTAGCTTCCTTAAGGTACAATACCTACCAACGGTCACTAGACCCGCTGTAAGGGGCTTAAATCCACAGTTAAGGTATCAAGGTATCTTT